GACCAGAGCATGGGACAACTACTGCAGATCCACAATTTAGCCCATTCACGAATAATTATTATCGTAATGTTAGTGTAGAAGATTTACGAGAATATTTACCTTCTAATAAATTGCAAGAATCGTATATAGGATATAGAAGGGATAAGCATGATATTTATTTTTATGGAATAAAGAATTAAAATTGTTGAATTATGACTCGTCGTAAAAAAATTAAAAACTATCCGGAACTTAAAATCGTAAATGTTGGAAACAACAACCACAATGCTACTCCTCGACACAAGTCGAATGGTCAAAGACCTATGTTTAGTGTAGAGGTGCTGGATCAGGTTACGGAGTTAAGTATGTTGGGTGCAACTAATGCTCAATTAGCAATGTTCTTTGGAAGATCAGCTATGACTATTGATGGCTGGTTGAGGAAGTATCCGGAGTTTATAGTTGCTAGGAAAAGAGGGGGAATAGTTGCTGATATGAAAGCCAGTGGCTCATTGTTTAAGCGAGGGAATGGTTTTTATTATGAGGAAGAGGAGATGAAGTATGTGGAGAAGAAGTGGGTGAAGTTTATGGTTAGGAAGTATTGTATACCAGATACGACGGCTTTGATTTTTTGGTTGAAGAATAGACAGAGGGAGTTGTGGACAGATGTGCATAAGGTGCAACATGGAGGCAGTGTTGACCACATACACCAGAATGTCGAAGATATTGATGTAACTAAGTTGAGTGAAAAAGCTCAGAAAGTATTGTTTGAAATAGCATCTGCCCAGTTAACAGATGGTGTAAGAAATAATTAATTTTTTTAAAGGATAGATGGAAACTACTCTTATAAGGAGAAAGAAAAAGATAGTTCGGAATACTGGAGAGAACAGCATAATGAAACGTGCTATGAATGACCCTCTCCTTGCTATTCGAGAATTATGTAGGAATAATTTATATATGTTCTTACAATATTTTTGGCCGGAGTACAGTCAAGACAAGTTTAAACCAAATTGGCACATTGAGTATATTTGTGATGAGTTAATGATTGCGGCCCGTCGAGTTAGTGAGAATAAGATTAAATTGTATGATTTGATTATTAATGTGCCTCCAGGTAGTACGAAGACGGCAATTGTAAGTATAATGTTCCCTTTGTGGTGTTGGGTGAATTGGTTTAGTTTGAGATTTATTACGGCTAGTTATACCACTCCGTTGTCATTGGAGTCTGCGGAATATAGTCGTGATGTGATGAGAAGTGATAAGTTTAAACTGTTATTCCCTGAACTTGAAATCAAACAAGACAAAGACACGAAATCAAATTTTAGATGTGTTAAACTTCAATATGATTCACCCGGCCGCATTCCTAAACAAATTAGAGGCGGTAATAGATTCAGTACTAGTGTAGGTGGTAGTGTCACAGGTTTTCATGGTCATATTAATATTGTGGATGATCCAATAGATCCACTAAGAGCTATTTCGGTTGCAGAAGTACAGAAGGCAAATCACTGGATGGATAATACATTACCTTTTCGTAAGGTTGATAAAGACGTGACTGTGACTATTTTAATAATGCAACGATTACATCAGAATGACCCTACTGGACATTGGTTAAGAAAAAAGAAAACCAGGATTAAACATATTTGTATTCCGGGTGAGATTCGGAATTACGAAGATAAGGTAAAACCACCAGAACTGGTAAAACATTATGTAAATCAGTTGATGGATCCTGCTAGACTAACTTGGGATGCCTTGGATTCATTTCTGGAGCTGGGTCAGTTTACGTATGGTGGTCAAATTGGTCAAGATCCTATACCATTGGGTGGCGGTATGTTTAAAACAGATAACTTTATAGTTGTAGAAAACACGCCAAGAGAGTTTCAAATAGAACGGACAGTTCGGTATTGGGATAAGGCAGCAACAGAAGGTGGTGGTGCTTATACGGCAGGGGTAAAGATTGCAAGGTTAAAGGATGAGAAGTTTATTGTCCTGGATGTAAAACGGGGTCAATGGTCAACAGAACAACGAGAAAAGATAATAAGGGCTACGGCGGAGGCAGATGGAAAAAACACCTATGTGTATGTGGAACAGGAGCCCGGCAGTGGTGGTAAGGAAAGTGCTGAGGCTACTATTAAAAGATTAGCGGGTTATAGTGCCCGGGCAGATCGGCCTACGGGAGACAAGGCGCAACGAGCGGATCCTTATTCGGTAATGGTTAATCTGGGAATGGTTCAATTATTCAGTGCAAAGTGGAATGAGCTATATATAGATGAATTACAATTTTTTCCAGGATCCACCTTTAAGGATCAGACAGACGCTTCGTCAGGTGCGTTTGCTAAATTAACAGGTAAGAAAAGAGTTAAAATTGGAAGAGGTGGTATAGGGATAGAAACTAATAATGGGACTAGGTAAGATGAAAAGATTATGGTAAGACGAAAACATAATAATAATCAAGTACAAAAGTTGACAGATAACCAAGTGGTTATTTCAAGCCTATTGTCTCGTGCTCGATTATCTTGGCGACTTGGGGAATCATATAGTGGTAAAAGAAATATCTATGAAGCTCTGGGATATCCGCCAGACAGAGAATTGGATTTTACCTGGTACTGGAATCGGTACCAACGACAAGACATGGCATCTGCTGTAATAGACCGACCGGTAGATAAAACTTGGGATGGTAAATTAGGTCTTGTGGAAGTTGGTAACAAGCTTACTAAAAGCGAATCTGTATTGGGGATAGCTTGGCAGGAGTTGTCAGCTACTTTGAAAATAAAAAAGTATTTATCACGAATTGATAAATTAGCTGGAATTGGTCGTTACGGCCTTTTGTTATTTGGATTTAATGATATCAAAAAGTCAGAAGATTTTATTAATCCTGTAGGAGAAAATCAAAAATTAAAATTATTGTATATCAAACCTATTGATGAGGGTTCTGTTAAAATAGAGGAATGGGAGAGCAACACTTCAAATGAACGTTATGGTCAACCTAAGGTATACTCAATAATGATTGGAATTGGTGGAAATGAGGAAACCGGTTCTTCTCAAAGCATACAAGTTCACCACTCCCGTATATTACATATAACATCAGGTTCTTTAGTTTCGGATGTGTATGGCAAACCTAGGATGAAACCAATTGCTAATCGATTACTGGATTTAGAAAAATTACTTGGTGGTGATGCCGAAATGTTTTGGAGAGGGGCCCGCCCTGGTTATTCGGCAATTAGCAAAGACGATTATGAAATGTCAGAAAGTGATCGTGAAGATTTATATAAAGAGTTGGATATGTATGAGCATGATCTTCGCCGAGTTATTACCGGTCAAGGATTTGAGATGAAGGCATTGGCTACACAAATATCTGATCCAGAAGGTCATATAACTGTACAGGTGCAAGCTATTTCGGCACAAACAGGGATTCCGATAAGGGTGTTGCTTGGTTCAGAAAAAGGAGAATTGTCTTCGGATCAAGATAAAGTACAATGGTTGAGTTTGATTAAGACCAGAATGGAGGAATATGCCGAGCCAGAAATATTACGACCATTTATTGATAAATGTATGAAACATGGTATTTTACCTAAGGTCGATAAGTATATTGTGTTATGGGAAGATTTGTTTAGTCCTTCTGAAAAAGAAAAAGTTGATATTGGTAAAGCAAGGGCAACGTCATTGAAGGTTTATTCTGATAGCTCATTTGCTGCCGATGTTCTTCCTCCTAAATTAGCTTATAAGTATTTACTCGGGTTGTCAGAAGAAGAGGCGGAGGAAATTTTTCAGATGGCAGAAGAGGAAATGGCAAATGAGGAAGAACAGGGAAGAAAGTTGGAAGAAGAAGTTAATCGTGAACTAGCTATAAGGGAAAGGGAAACCAATAGAACAAGAAGTGGAACAGAAACGGCAGCTACTACGAGACAAAATGGAAGTGTTCAAATTAGAGAGTAAATAGTAAATAAAGTAATTATGGCATTTATAACACCAAATGATGATATTACAGAAATTTTAGAAATTTTTGGATTCGGAGATATGGAAGTAACTAGCTTTAAGTTAATTATGGAATGTGATTCAGTTGTTTCTGCGGAAGTTGGTTTTCATGTAAAAGTTGATTCTATTGAAAAAATTAAACATGTTTTGAAAAAATATGAA